AACGTGGACCATCCTCCTATTTTTTGAGGTAGACCTTGAAAAAAACGTACATTATCAGAATCGACCCATTGACCTTGGCCTGTGTAATCTGTAACTTCTTTATTTACGCCTGGTTTTATTGTAAAATTAACGAGTGGCATGGCGTCAAATATACTATTTTATCTCGATTGATTCAATCAGGATTATATAATTAGACTTTTGTCTATCTGAGGGTCTTCATAATCATTAAATCTAAGGTCTTCAAAACAATTATCATAGAGGTCCTTTTCGTCTAAAAAATAAACGGAGTCTTTCGGAGTAGCTATTGGTAAAAGAAGCTGGTCTCGGCCTCTTTCTTTAAATGTTCCAAGAAATAATTTATACCAAGCAGTGTTGATATTATTGACAGTATCTCTCTTTTTTCTTATTAACCAGCTTCCATTAGAACTGTAAAAAGAACTGTTTTCATAGTGAGTTTTAATAGTTAAATATTCTTCTAAAGAAGATATTTTATGATTACTGTGAGCGTGCTCTATCTCTTCCTTAAATGTTCTTTTTCTACTACAAACCCCAAAGTTTACGTCTTTCTTTATATACTCATAACATTTATCATAAAAAATTTTATTAACATAATAAGAAGGATCTAGGTATATAGAATATATATGATCAGGTAGAAAAATATGAGGAAGCATTTTTACCATTCTTTGTCTTTTTTGATCCGATAAGTTATGTTCAGAATTGTCAAACTCAGTAGCAAGATTCACATATTCCCAACCTTTGTTTAATTCTGCTTCAGGATGATTCTCATGAAAACATATATATTTAAAATCTTTTCTTTGTTCGTTTGTAATATTTGGAATAAAACCATGATTCCCTGTCATACAAGTATAAAAAATTACCATGCCCATGTTATCAAGCTATATCTTGATCCTTTTGTTACAGTTTTAATTCCATGTGGAAACATCCAGTATGAAGGAAACATAATTAAATCTCCTTGTTTAAGTTTTTGGTCTACTTTGTGAACAGTGAAATTACCACCTTGAAAATTATCATTTAATAAATAAACAATAGTTATTTTCCAATCAGTTTTGAGTCCAGCAACATTATCTATGTGTTCGTTATAACCATCTCCTTTAATCATTTTATTTAAACAAAACCCTTGGTCTTGATCAAAAGTAAACTCTTTCCAAACATTTTGAGTATATAGTTTTAAACTATTACGAAGAACTTCAACTAGCTCCATATCTATTTTTTTTCTTTCATAAGAGTTTTTTCTATTAATTATTTCACGACTTGATAAATAAGTTCTACTTAATTTTCTGTCAGGCATATGCTCTCTTACTTCTCTTTGTATGTCTTGATCATCATACTCATTTATTATTTTGTCACATAATTTTTTATCTAAAAAGTTTTTTTCAATGTGAATTAAATCACTTATTTTTGATTCGAATATATTTTTAATCATTGGAACGAATATATTTTTTGTGATCACCAGATAATGTTGAACACTTTTGCCAACATTTATCATAGGCTTTTTCAGGTTGATACTTTAAAATATTTTCAAATTCTTGAAAAGATTTTCCATGTATAATATTATAAATAGAATTTTTACTTATCTTAGTTTTTTGATTGCAAAGTTCAGGATAATCTTTTTCTGCATCTCCTTCTGCTAACCAACAACATGGTGTAATGTATCCTAAAGCTGAATGACCAAGCTCTCTGCCCTCAAAACATTTAGGAACAAGTTTACCTTTTCTTTCTGTATTTAACTTTTTTTTAATATAATTACCTTGAGAAGGTTTAAGATTACTACTATCATCAAAACGATTTGATAGAATTAATTTTAATTTTATTCCAATGACCTTTGCCATCTTTTTAATATTGTTTATATCTTTTTCATTGTAATCAAAAACTATACATTGCCATTCACAATCCATACCCATGGAATTACATATAATCATTATTTTAAATAAAAAAGCACTGTCTTGATTTATTCGATGATTAGAACTTTGTTGTGGTAGTCCATCTATTCCAAAGGACCAAAAAACATTAGGATTACTTTTAAAAGCTTTAATATACCAATCTTCTTTTTTGTTTTTGGCTGTGGCTGCTGTATGTACTTCCATGTAATTATTATTTTGATAACAAAACTGTATCATTTTTAATATGTCAGGATGAAATATAGGATCACTTATTTGTCCACAAAGATTAATGTGTTTTATTTCTTTAGCTATTTTTTTAAAATCTTCAAAAGATAATTCTTCTGTTCTTGAACGATAATCTTGAAATACAGATTTTTGTCTTTCACAAAAGGAACATTGAAGAGTGCATTTATTGGTTATATCTAAATTAATTATTTCTTTTTCAAAGGTCATTTTTTAAGAAAACCTAGATTAGGTCTACCATCGTAAGCGTGTTCAGGGTAATGATCCCCTTCTTTATCTATATAGTGTAAAAAAGTTTGAACACAATGATCTCCTTTAAAAGGTTCCCTCCAATGCCAAAGCTTTTCTCCCATGTAAATTGCTGCATCTCCTGGCTCTAATAAACAATTTTCTTTGTTTAAAATTTTTAATTTTGTTAATTCTTCATTACTATCTAAATAATGATAATCAGAATTATCATCTCTCTCTCCAAAATAAATAGGCCAAGGATCTCCTCCTAAATTTAAAGTAATTGAGTATTCACAAGAAGGTCTATCTCTATGTGCTTTAAGATCCATTCCTTTAAGATAAACTCTAGAATAAGTATATGTTGGACATAAATCTTTTTTTACATAATGATTAATGGTGGGGTTTAAAAAAGAACATGTTGTTTCAGCGTTTAAATCACCATAACACGCTTTTAAACTAATATCTTCATGAACATCTGGCGAATCACTAAAATTGTGGTTAGTACAACTTTTCATAATAAAATAGTTGTATAGAAATTTGGTAACCTCTTTTGGTATGATATCTTTAATAATTACATAAGAATTCTCTTTAAAATATTCTATAGCGTCCAAAATACTCCTACCTTTCTTGTTCCTGTTTGAACAGGTTCTACTGTATGAGGAAACATAAAATTAGAAGGAAAACAAATTAATTCATTTGTTTTTAATTTAAATGAAAGATCATCATTTAGAACCTTTAAGATTCCTCCTGTGTAAGCATCATTTAAACCCAATAACATTGTTAATTGTCTTGGAGCTTCTGCATAAGCGTCTGTGTGCCAAACAAAATGACCTTTAGTTTCTGAGTCATATTTAAGAAACTCCATAGAAAAGTTTTGTGAGTTAGTAACTACACCTAATTCATTTTGATATTGCCATTCAATTTTTTTTATTAATCTTGCTATATCATTGTAAATAACTCTTTTTGCAACAGAGGTACCTATTGTGGTATCATTTAAGTTTAGTAATTTGGCGTTTCTAGTTTCTTTTTTAACTGATACATTTCCTACTACTCCCGCATCTTCCATCGGAGAATTATAAATAATATCATTAATAGCTTTTATTAACATAGGAGAACAAGTATTCTCGTATTTTTTAACGAATGAATTTAAATTTAAATTTTTAATTTGCACTTAGGAATTAAGTATTGCGTTCTTTGCTGTGGTTGCTGTTGCGATGGCATTAGAATCAGCAGTATCATCATCTTGACCAGCTTCCCTATTTGCACTGGCATCCGTTTTATAAGTTTCCTCATAAACTTTTTCTGCGTTCCATCTCTTGATCATAGTTTGAGCCCAAGTTGGAATATCACTTTCACTAGCAATGATTAAGTTATCTCTTAGATCAGTATATTCAATATGTCCTGTTCCTATACCAGGCTTAAATTGAAGTGCATGAACTTCAGAAGGAATTATATCGGAAGAAGCAATATTATGATAACCTACTCCATCAATAGTGACATCTGCTTCTGTTTCTCCTGAATAGTCTCTAGGACCATTATTAGAGTTAGAATTGTTAATAGCAGCATCAAATATAATACTGAGCTGATTATTTATTGTTACGTTGTTTATTGTTATTGCCATTTTTGTTTACCTTGGTTTTATCCTTTTTATCATTTTTCTTTCCTTGAAGCAACTGGATACTTTCTAAAATACTATCGGGTTCGTCATCTCGTATAGCTTCTTGACTTTGTGCAATATTAGACCAAATACTACCAGGATCTTCTTTTTTTTCTTCTTTTTCACGATTCTGCTTTTCTACCATGGCTAAAGTTACCATATTAGCTTTTACCATTTCATTTCTAAAAGATTCTACTGAAGCAGTTGTTTTGACTTGTTGACCACTATTTTCAACAAGTAGTAAAGGAAGCCAAGCAATAGAGCATCCCCATTCTTGAACATTGGACCCTGTTTGAGGATGTTTTCCTTGTAACATATTATACCAAACACATTTGTGTTTAATACACTTCTTATTTAAAAGAGGGCATATACCGTCAGGATCAAATATTGGCATGATGTAATTTCCATACTATAACAAATCTCCACATTTGTACATTCATATTTGAAGGACTGGTGTGGTGCCAATTATCTTTAGTCTCAAACAAAATTAATTTATTGGGCGCTGCTTGAACAAAATTTTGATTATCGGAACCAAAGAAAGTCCCTGACCCCCATTCTGAGTTCCAATGAGGATTGGAATATAATAAAGCTGTGTGAGAAGAGTTTTCATAAGTATCACAATGTCTTGTGAGATTACTTGTTATAGGACAACTCCCTAAAGAGTAAGCTCTTTTTAAAGAAAAATTTTTACCAGTGAATTGTATTATCTCATTCAAAGCTTCTTTAGTATACAAGTCTTCAATACAATCTTTATATAAATGAAAAAAATCTCTAGCTTCCCAATTTTTATTATTTTGTTCCACTAACTTTTTAAAAAGTTCTTCAGAAAAAAAATTATTAAATATTTCTATTTTGCCTGACAATTAATCTTTTGCTGCAATAATTACGTTAGCATGTTTTATTTGAAAGTTTGGAGCAGTTAAAGTTGTATCGGGAGCAGTAGCATTTCCTGATGCAGAAACTGATCCTGAAACAGGATGACTATGCGCTCCACCTCCGCCAGTTGGGTTAAAAGTAGAAGCACCCACGGGTGCAACAATTCTAGGGTTATTATTTTCACCACCACCTGCTACACCAGCACCGAAAGCTCCCGAATGTGTATGAGCAGCTAAAGTTGGTGTGCTTATAGTAGTGTCAGCGGCTGAAGCTGCGGGTAAAGCAATCGAAACACTTCCACTTCCTAAAGTTACAGTTTGAGTATTAGAGGTTTTTGATGCACTAAAAACAGTAGTAAAAGTATCTGATCCACCTGTGCCTCCTCCTGAACCAACCACAATTCTTAAAGCAGCTTCATTTAAAGCGGCAGTTGTATCTTGAGTCCAACCACTTGGGGCAGACGCTTGAAAGAAAACAGCTTTTGTTCCTGAAGGAATAGAAGAAACATTAGTTAATGTTGATCCGTTACCTGTATAAGAAGCTCCTGTTATATGGCCATTTGCAGCTGTCATTACAGTAGAACTCACTGTTAAATTCGTTAATATTTTTGGAGAGCCTAAGGATCCTCCAAATATGTCAACAACTTTGTTGTCAGCATTATTATAAACAATGGTATGACCACCTTGAACAATTCCTACTAAATTAGCTGCATGACCTGTTGGAGCTACGTTGACTGTAAAAGATCCAGCAGTGTTATTAAAAATAGTATAATTACTTTCAACAGCTGGAATAAAGACATAAACATTTCCTGTCAATGTTCCTGTGAGTTCGACAACTTTATTAGAAGATTGAGTGCTTGGATCAGCGTCTGCTGTAGTTAAAGTTACGTTAGCTGAACCAGCTATAGAAATAGATTGATAACCAGCACCAAAAGTATCGGCTAAACTTAAATTATTGTTAGTATTGGTCCCCCATGTAGAAGCATTAGCTCCTGTTTCTTGAAGTTCGAATTTTAAACGATCTGAATATGTACTTGCCATTAATCTGCACTCGCTATTATTGCATCCGCATATTTTAATTCCATCGCTGGAATTACTTGCGAGATAGGTTGATTTGATATACTTCCACTTAAAGTACCGCTTCCTGAAATAGGATGAGTATGTGACCCACCTCCACCAGTTCCGTCCATTGTTGCTGTTCGCAAAGGATTATTACCTCTCATAAAACTCTCATTACTAGCGGGTTTTCTACTATTAGGTTGACCACCATTAAAACCAAGATTCAAACTGTGATCGTGACTCGCAATAGTTGGAGTAGACAAAGTTGTAGCTCCTATGGATAAACCTGATGTGTCTACACTAACTCCTGAAATATTAATTGGTACGGAAGGATTAGCTGCACTTTTTGAACTAGCTAAAACAGTAGTAAAGGTGTCACTACCTCCTGTGCCCCCTCCTGATCCAGTTACGATTTGTAATGCGGATTCAGTCAAAGCAGCAGTTGAGTCTATTGTAAAACCTGTTGGAGCGCTTGATTGAACAAAAGCCACTTTAGTTCCTGAAGCAAATTCTCCTACACCTGATAGTCCTGATCCATCTCCTGAAAAAGTTGTAGCAGCCACTACACCATTTGCGTATAAATGAATATTATTTCCTATATCAATTTTAGTAAGAGCTTTTAATTTACTTAAAGATCCAGCAAAAATATCAACTACTCTATCTCCCTTACAATATTGAATTGTATGAGCTCCTTGACTTATCACTGCTCCATTGGCTGTATGGCCTGTTGGAGCTACTGTTAAACTAAAAGAACCTGAAGTATTATTAAAAAATATATATTCGCTTTCTACGGCTGGAACAAAAACTTTAATATTTCCTGTAAGAGCTCCTGTGAACTCAATGACTTTGTTCGAGGACTCAGCAGAAGGATCTCTATTCGCAGTTGTTAGAGTTATATCAGCTGAAC